CAGAAAAGTTACCTCAGGGGCTTACTGAATTTAACAACTGGGTAGATGACATAAGCGAACTAAGCGGGTTGCCGGTAAATGACAAACTAAAAAGAATTGTCGGAATGCTTATTTTGCAAATGCCACCTACAAAAGCATTTGTTCCAAAAAACAAACTAGCAAATTTGGTTCGAAAAGCAGCAAGCAACCAAGTTGCAGTTGAAGCCATAGCTTTAATTGATGCAAAAAAAAACGAAAAAAAGGCATGCGAACAAGAAGATTCTTCAACGGCTGAATAAAATTTGGGATAGAAAATTAGCAGAAGTAGGTTTTAGTGACATAGAAGATAGAAGAACTGGGCTTTTAAAAAATTGGAGTGGCACCATTTCACATGATGGTGGCTTGCCAAACCCAGAACAACCAAATAGCCGTGGTTTAATTTCACTTGATTTGCTGATTCAACAGGCAGAAATGGAAAGGCCAAACGGAAGCGCCAACTATTCAAGCCTAATATGGAAAGAATCGCAGGCGGAATACTACCGGTTAGCTTCGCAATTTCTTCATGAAAAAGAATTTAAAACAATTAGGGCGCGTATTATTTGGCAGCTGCATGCAGAAGGTTTAAGCCAATATAAGATAGCCAAAGAATTAAAAACAACCCGCCGGGAAATTCGCTACGCAATTGAAGAAATGGAAAAAGAATTTGGCCTGAAATTGGCCTAATTACACATAAGTGAAGCAAGTGTAATTATGAAGCCACTTTATTTAATTAGAAACCACGAAGAAACCGACTACCCATTTTTGTTCGCTACCTATTTGCAAAACAATTGGTACGACAAAACCAATAGCACAATATTAAAAAAAGACATGTGGATGAGCCTTCAGCACAAAAGGCTTGAAAAGGTTTTAGAAAGTCAGCCGGTCAAAGTTGCTTGCTTACAAGAAGACCCTGACGTTATTTTAGGTTACGCATTTCACGACAACGACAAACCTTTTGTTTACGTCAAACTTGCTTGGCGTAGCGAAAAACTAAACTTAAAACAAGCGCTTACAAATGCGCTAGGGGAAGAACAAAAATGAAAAAATTAAGCCACATTTATTTACACAAACCATTCATGATGCCCGTTCTTCGGCAGGAAATTAAAAGAACGTTAGACCAAAAAACGTACCCAGGAATTGAAATGCACCTAGATGACTTTGGCAACGTTCACGTAAAGTTTCAAGACGTAGAATTTGGTTTCGACAAAGGCAACATTCAGTGTTGGGTTGCTGAAAAAGAAACCGAAAAGAAAAAGGCTGAAAAGCGTGTTTAAACTGTTTAAAAACCTTTTTCATGCACTTGTGTTCTATTGCGGTGTCAGCTTTACCAAAATAAAAGGTTGGTGGCGTCCGCGCACCCAACAAAGGCAAAAAGTTAAGATCACCAAAATGGCCCTCAAGGCGGGGGATTCTTACCGCCTTGGGGAGTGCATCGTTACGTTGGCGCAATTTGGAATTGCAGGAAAAAAAGAAGTGGCGGCAAAAATTGAAGCCATTAATAAAATGCGCGAACTTCGGGAACTGGAATTAACCGAACGCGGCGAAAAAATTATGCTTTTGTCGCCCGAAGAAGTGCAAAAATTTCAAGTAGAAGAATGGTTGCGGAACAGGACAAAATTTAATGAAAAGAAACTGTACGACAGTTTGGATGACAAAAATTGGTTGGTAAAGGAACTTTCGTAATGAAATATTTAGTTATTTTGTGCTTTGCACTAAATTGTTTTGCTGGGGATTATTCTAAAGCTTACAAAGAAATACATGGAAACGGCACATACACGCATGAACAACTTACGGAAGCAAACAGGCTTCTTAAAAAAATAGAACCCCAAGTAAATGAACTGGAAAAGCTTTCTGTGCTTAGCAACACAGCTATTCGGGCAATGGTTAAAATTGGAACCCGAAATTTGCGACGTAAAGGTTTCACAAAGACCGCCAGAAGAATTGAACGCCAATGGCGCAGGCTTGATGGCACCATTATTCAAATAGCCCGCCATGAAAGAAACATTGGTGACTTTGAACCGCTTTCAGAATGGTTGGACACTACTTACGAAACGTTTGAACAAGTTTTAGGGCTAGAAGTTTGCGGAATTTTAAGGCTTACAGACATTAAAACATTTAATTACGGCCTTCGCGTTGTGTTTCGGCCGTGCGTGTATGGCGAAGAAGAATTTAGCAAACACTTCATTGCTGATGAACGGTACAAGGGCGTGGCACCAGTGGCCAGTTATTGGGCGGTAGTGCTCGGTTGTAGTATCGGAACCTATTCAATAGGTTACTTTTTTATTTGTTCGCCTATTGGAATTGTAGTGGAAGCAGCTGTAAAAAATAAGGTAGCCCCTTGGGCCGCCCCAAAAATATACGAAAAGGCATGCTTATATGGTTATTCACTGTAAATACGATTCATTAGTTAAATGCGGTTCACTAAAACCGCACCCGAAGAACAGAAACAAACACCCGGAAGACCAACTAAATAGGCTTGCCAAAATTCTTAAGTACCAAGGGTTGCGCGCACCCATAGTAGTAAGCACGCGTTCGGGCAAAATAGTAAAAGGGCACGGCACATTACAGGCCATTCAAAAAAACGGTTGGGACGAAGCCCCCGTTGTATTTCAAGACTTTGAAGATGATGACCAAGAATGGCTATTTCTACAAAGCGACAATGCCATTGCCAGCTGGGCAGAACTAGACCTAAGCGGCATTAACGCTGACCTTACTGAACTGGGCCCCTTTGACATTGACCTTGTGGGCGTTTCGCACTTTACGGTAGACCCCACAGAAAGTATGCGCGAAAGCGGGCAAACCCAGAACGGCCCAACGGCCGAAGAAAAGCTAGCCAAATACCTAGACAGGGACTTTTTTGAAATAAAACTTACCTACGACAATTCTGAATATGAAACCGTAATTGAAGGTTTTAAACGGTACATGCAAGTAAATAGCTGCGGGGACGTAAGCGAAGTGGTTCTGCAACTGCTTAAACAATGGAAACCATAATAGCCAAAAAGGTGCCCACAAGCCTAAAGCCCGGGGACTACCCAAACGGCATAGTGGGCGAATTAATTGACCGCGAATGCCTAATTTATGACGAAGCCGGCAGTTTGCTATGCGCCTATTACAAAGCGCCCGCTGAAATAGCCAATTTGGCCAGGGTTATTAGCAAGGGAACAAAGCCTAAAGCTTCTAGCAGAACCCAGCATGGGGTGCCCCAACTTAGCACTGTTTACGGGCCACTGCCCCGCATAGCTATACGGGAAGACTACTGTAGGTTTAGCCGGCAAACAAAAGAAGAACGGCAAAACATGCTACTAGCCATGAAATTAAACGAACTTTTAGCGCAGTTTTACAAAAAGAACCTACCCGAATTTTACGAAGTTGCTTTACGCAAAGTGGAAGAAGAAGTGCACACAGACTACAGGCTTGTTCAAACCCCTTGGGCGAACTTAAACATAAACATGAACCAAGTTATTAAATACCACAGGGATTTTGGTAATAATAAAGAAGACTTAAGCAATGTTTTAATTGTAAAAGAAAACTGTGATGGTGGCCATTTAGCCTGCCCCGAATACAACATTACTCTGCACCAAGGAAATGGTTATATGGTATTTTTTAGGGGCCAAGAAATACTTCACGGGGTTACACCGTGTACCTTTCACGGTACGCGCGCGTTTCGTAGTAGTATTGTAAATTATACGTTAAAAAACTTACGGCACTGTTACCCGTTTGAAGAAGAATTGAAGCGGCTGAAGGTAGTAAAAACAAGGCAGGCGTTAAACCGCCGCGAAAAGAACCTAGAACTGAAGAAAATATTGGAGCGAAAAAGAAAGGGTTAGGTATGGCAAGGCCACGAAAAACGTTAGACGTAGAACAATTAATTAAATGCGCTGAAAAGCAGTGGAGTATTACCGAAATTGCGGCGTTTTTCAGGGTTTCCACGGACACAATTCATCGCCGTTATGCGGCAGAAGTTGAACTTGGCAGGCAGAACGGGAAGGCAAAACTGCGTGACTTGTTGTGGCACAGGGCCATCAGCGGTAGCGACGCCATTCTAAAGCACATGTGCGAGCACTACTTGGGGCAAACAAGCCGCCAGCAAATTGATTTTGTAAACATTCCCGATGAAAAGCTACGCGAAATACCTGACGAAAAGCTAACGCCCGAAATTGAACGTAGGCTGCGAAATGGCCAGCAATGAAACATACGAAAAATACCTGCAACTGCGCGGAACGCCTAAATTTGAAGTTGCGAAATTCTGTTTTGGTAAACAGCGCACTTTTGTCGAGGATAAAGCACCTTTCGCCACAGCTTGCTGTTCTCGCCGAGCGGGTAAGACTTTGGCCTGTTGCGCGGATATGGTTTCAACTGCTCTTAGTAGACCGCGAGTTAATTGCCTCTATCTCACACTTAATAGATTGTCTGCCAAACGAATCATTTGGCCAGACCTTCTTAGAATTAACCGAGAATACCGCCTTGGCGCAAAGGTCAACGAAAGCGAACTTACCCTTACCTTCCCAAACGAAAGCGTAATTTACATTTCCGGGGCAAAAGATTCGCAGGAAGTGGAAAAGTTCCGTGGTATTAGCTTAATACTTTGCTATTTAGATGAATGCCAAAGCTTTCGGCCGTACATTCAACAGCTTGTAGATGAAGTTATAGCTAAAAGCTTGTTTGACTACGCAGGGCGGTTACGCCTAATAGGCACGCCTGCCCCTGTGGCCACAGGCTTCTATTACGACATGTGCAATAACCCGCAGTATTCGCACCACCATTGGACAATGTTCGATAACCCTTGGCTACCGAAGAAAAGCGGGCTAACACATGAAGAAATTCTGCAACGGGAACTTGACCGTAAGGGGGTTACGCGTGATGAACCCAGCATTCAGCGTGAATGTTTTGGCGTTTGGGCTTTTGACCCTGACGCCCTTGTCTTTAAATACAGCGAAGACCGTAACGACTACGCCACTATTCCAAACCTGGGAAATGGTTGGAATTATGTGTTTGGCGTCGATTTGGGCTTTGATGATTCTGACGCTGTGGCGGTGCTTGGCTGGCACGAAAAAAGCCCCGCTTTGTACCTGTTCGAAGAAGCCGTGCACGCAAAGCAAGGCATTACCGAACTAGCAGGCCAACTAGAAGCCTTGGTTAAGAAGTACAACCCGCAGAAAATAGTAATGGACACTGGCGGGCTGGGTAAGAAAATTGCCGAAGAAATAACCAAGCGGCACCAAATACCCATAGCAGCGGCCGAAAAGGCCCGTAAGTTTGAATACATAGAACTATTAAACGACGCCCTTCGCACTAAAAAGTTCTATGCTAAGCGCACTTCAATGTTCGCGTACGACACAAAGCTTGTGGAATGGGATAACGACACGCCTAACCCCGAAAAGCTTAAGCTAAAAGACAATTACCATTCCGACATTTGTGATGCCGTCTTGTACGCTTTCCGCGAAGCCTACCACTGGGTGTTTGAACCTGAACTACCTGTTGCCAAACCGTACACCGAACGTTGGTTTAAGCAGGAAGAAGAAAGAATGTTTGAAGAAACTTACGACCGCTTACGCGAAATAGAAGAAAGCGATAATTACTTTTCCGAACTAGCCTAAAGCCAATTTTAAAACTTTTGTAAAAATTTGGCCCAAATACACAACAATGTAAGAAAAAAGGGGCCTTTTTTATGAATCCTTTCATTTTAAGCGAAGAAAAAAAGAACAACGTGGGGGTAATTGTGGAACACCGAAGCGAAACCGGTAAACATGCGCCTGTTGGGCTACAAATTGCCGCAGAAGAACTTATGAAAGCCGTAGAACGAAAAGATGTTACGGGCGTTGCATTTGCGCTTCAAAATGCCTTTCTTCTTCTTGATGCTATGCCACACGAAGAAGGCGAACACGAAGGGGAATAACCCGTGCCACTAATTCAAGGCAAAAGTAAAAAAAGTTTTGAAAAGAATGTTGAAACCGAAATTGATGCGGGCAAACCGCCCAAACAGGCAGTTGCTATTGCTTACAATGTAAAGCGAAGGAACATGGCCAAGGGCGGCGGGTTGTATGCAAACATTCAAGCTAAGCGCGAAAGAATTGCGGAAGGAAGCGGGGAACGGATGCGAAAACCAGGCACCGAAGGCGCACCAACTGCGGAAGCATTTAAACAAGCGGAAAAAACCGCAACATTGTCCGAAGGGGGAACAGTGAAACACGTAACACAAATGGAAACTTGCGCACATGGCGGGCCGGTACATTGTAATGCCGGTTGTTATGCGGAAGGCGGAATGGTTCAAAACCAAAAGCTTCATTCCTCGCACGAAGTTCCAATGGACTCAAGGCTTAAGCATCAAACTATGGTAATGCGCGCACCGGGAATGGTTCAAAGCGAAATTGCTAAGCTTGCAATGGGTGGAAGCGTGGTTGACGAAGTTATGCACGAACGAAAAAGAAAAATGATGGCCGAAGGCGGCGAAGTAGAAAGCGAACGCGACTACGAAACAGCTTTCCGTGACCATGTTGACCTTGCCAACGTTCATTACATTGAAGACGAAGAACATGAAGTAGACAGCAACCCCAGCGATGATGACCACAGCCTTGTTGGGCAAATTATGTCCGAACGTGAACGCAAGAAAAAGGAAATGATGCGCTAATGGATTTGAAGCAACTAAAAGACCTTTTAAAAGTATTACGCGACAAAGGCGTTTTAGAATTTGAAGCGAACGGAATTAAAGTAAAGCTAGCGGATGAAGCGCCAGAAAGCCGTTACAAGAAACGGCAAGGCGAAGTTGAAGAGTTAACTGAACAAGAACTAACGGAAGAAGAACTGTTGTACTATTCGGCAACGCCACCGTTGGAAAATGTTGAACAATGAAAGTTACCGTAAAACCTAAAACAGACCGTGCCACCCGTGTTTACAAAACACAGGATGCAAATGTTGTCGGAAACCGTGGTTTTCGTTGGTGGGAAGCTAAAAAGTCCGAAGAACGCGCACAACAATTACTTGCAACGGTAGCCTACTTAAAGCAGGGGCAACAATTTAGACACCGGCAAGCAGCACAGTTTGCACGGTTGTATAGTGGCCAAAGCCTTTATTCATTTGTAGGTAGCAACCTTACAAAAATGGATCAAATTACTACGCTTGCGCCTAACCGCCCAACGTACAATTTAATTTCTTCCGTTACCGACACGCTTGTAAGCAGGCTTACACAAAGCCGACCCACGCCCGTGTTCCTTACGGATAATTCTGACTACAAAGAAAGAAACCTGGCAAAAAAACTAAACGATTTTATTCTTGGCGAATTTTATCGAACCAAAGCTTATGAAGTAGGCGAATACATTCTTACGGATGCGCTTGTACAAGGAACCGGTTGCGTAAAAATACTTGAAACAATGGACAAGAAAGTAGGAATCGAGCGCGTTCTTTTAACCGAATTGTTTGTTGACCTACAAGAAGCGGCATTTGGCGACCCCCGTAGGCTTTACCAAGTAAAGCTAATGGACAGGGCTATGGTCGAAAGCGCTTTTCCAAAACAAAGAGCAAAAGCAGCCGAAAGCGAAAAGGCTACGCTAGACGGTTCGGCCGAAACCGCCAAAAGCGTTGCAGACCTTGTTATGGTGGTAGAAGGTTGGGCACTTCCTTCCGGCGAAGACACTGGCGACGGCTACCATTCAATAGTTTGCTCCGAAGGTGAATTGTTTTCCGAGCCTTGGACAAAACAAAAGTTTCCCTTTGTGTTTTTAAACCACAGAAAAAGGCAATTAGGCTTTTGGGGTATGGGCGTTTCCGAAGCGTTACTTGGAACGCAACTTACATTAAACGGCGTTTTAGATACGATTGCTAAAAGTATTAATTTGTTTGGCGTACCACGCGTGTTTATGGAAGAAGGCAGCAAAGTCAACAAAGCTGCTTTTCAGAACAAAATCGGAATGATAATCCCTTACCGTGGCACCGCTCCAATCTTTTCTGTTAGCCAGTCTAACGCTCAAGAAATGTACGAAGAAAGAGCACGCCTCATACAATTCGGCTTTGAGCAAGAAGGTTTGTCCATGCTTTCGGCAACAAGCCAAAAGCCGGCCGGACTCAATTCAGGCGAAGCGCAAAGGGTTTACCAAGACATAAATTCCGACAGGTTCGCGGCGCTAGAAAAGCGTTATACTAATTTTTATGTGGATTTGGCTTACCAAATTATTGATAAGGCGATGGATATTGGGGAACGAGACGGAACCTACACAACAATTTTCACTGACAGAAGAAAAGGCACAAAAGAAATAGAATTGCCTGATTTGAAGTTGTTAAAAGACCCGTTTGTAATTCAAGCCTACGTAAGCAGTAGCTTACCCAAAGAACCCGCCGGGCGTTTGCAAAAAGTTACTGAAATGATTCAAAGTAACATGATCAGCATTCAAGAAGGTAGGCGCCTTCTTGATTTTCCAGACCTTGGGCAAATTGAAACATTGGCCAACGCTTCCGAAGAAAGAATTTTTTACATACTGGATGAAATTGTTGAAGAAGGTAAATACGAAGGCCCAGATCAATTCATGAACCTTGCTAAGGCCACTGAAATTGTTACCCAGTACATTAACCTTTACGCTACCTGCAAGTTAGAAGAAGAAAAGATGCAAATGCTGCGGGACTTTTTCAACGAAATACAGGACATTCAAATGGCCGCCATGCAACCTGCCATGCCCGCAGTGCCACAAAACAACTTAGCCAAACCCCAACCATTACCTGAAAGCGCAATGTTGCCACAAGGTATGGGCGGAATGGCTATGTAACCTAAGCGTAGAAACGCTTTTTAACCGAAGAAACGGGAGAAATCATGTCACTAACCACAGTGCCGAAATCCGGCAGCACAGTACCACAAACAACAGCCCCATTAGCAAGGCCCCAAGTAACATTTGGAACGCCTTCAGCTACAACAGCAAGGATAGAAGCTTTAAAACAAAGGCTAAACAATCCAGAAGCACCAATTAATGCGGCGCCACCACGCCCGGCCGGCAGTACCGCCCGTGCGGAACAATACGCGAAACTAAAAAATCAAGCGCAAATTAGTGCACCGGCCCCGCAACAAACTTACACACAACCGATGCAAGACATTGAACCGCCACCAAGCGGCCTAACTGCCGAAGCAGCGCCAACAGACGGCGTTGCACCCATCGCGGCAGAACCTACGGCCCAAACAGACAATAGTATTGGGGAAAAGCCCGCCGCCGAAGCAACTAGCGAACCGCTTAGCCCCCAATTCGTCGCCCTGGCAAAACAGGAGCGTGCGATTCGGAAAGCCCGGCAGGAACTTAAGGTTCAACAAGACGCCTGGAAAGCGCAGCAAGCAAGCTTCGTAAGTATGGACGTTTTGAAAACTGATCCTTTGAAGGCGCTTGCCGAAGCTGGCGTCAGCTACGACCGCTTGACTGAGTTACAGCTAAGTCAAGTTGCCCCAGACCCAAACCAACACTTACTCGACAAAATTGCGGCACTGGAGCAAAAGTTAGCTTCCGTAGACGAACAGTTCACTAAACGTGACACGCAAGCCTACGAAGCAGCTGTGAATCAAATTCGTAACGACGTCAAACTTTTGGTTGATTCCGATCCTGCGTTTGAAACTATTAAGGCAACCGGCGAGTCGGAAGCCGTAGTAGAACTAATCCGGAAAGTGTTCGACAAGGAAGGCGTAATTCTCGCTGTGGAAGAAGCCGCAAACCTTATCGAAGATAAATTGTTAGAAAGAAAACTGAACGAAATTCAGCTTCTAACAAAGCTTTCAAAGGTTAAGTCGCGTATGGAAAAGCAAGCCGAAGCGCTTGCAGAAGCAAACCCTGTGCAGCAACACCCAGGCCCAAAAACCCTAACAAACCAGGGAACCGTTACACGGCCCCTTTCAGCTAGGGAACGGGCCATTATGGCTTTCGAAAACGCTAAGTTGAAAGTTTGAATGGTTCAAACTTAAACCGCGTTAAAAAATTTTAGAGGTAAAAACAATGGCTACTTACGCAAGTAGTTCTAGTTCGATTGCAGTTCTAAAAGAACTGTATGTCGATAACCAGGACTATATGAAAGACCTAGTCTATTCCAAAAATCCAACTTTCGCACTTATGCCCAAGAACGAGAGTACAGACGGCTTGGCCGGTAAATATATTCCGGTTCCAATCCAGTTCGGTGACCCACAGGGACGTTCACACACATTTAGTTCGGCCCAGGGAAACCAAACACCTAACCAGTATTCGAGTTTTTTCGTTTACGTGGTACAGGATTACCAGCTTGTGACTATTACCAATCTGCTTATCGAGCAGACTAAGTCAAATGCCGGGGCCTTCGTTGACGAAATGAAGCGCCAGATGGACGGGGGTATTAAAAACTTGTCCAATAACATGGCATTCGAACTGTTTGGTTCTGGTACTGCTACCCGTGGTGTTATTGGTTCAGCAATCACTACGCCTAGCGCTGGCGTTTACCAATTCACCCTTCAAAACCCACAAAGCGTGGTTAATTTTGAAGTTGGCATGACCATTCAAGCAAGTGCCACCGATGGTGGTGCACCAATCAACGCCAACGTTGACTTGGGCTTGGTGTCTTCGGTGAACCGCTCTACTGGCGTGATTAAATTCACAGTAGTAAGCGGCGCACCGCAAACAAACTGGGCAAATGGTAACTACGTTACCGTTCAGGGTGATATTCCTGCAACTGGGGGTTCCGGATCTGGCCCATTGGGCGCAACTGGTTCTTACCTAGCTGCTTCCGGTATTAGCGCTTGGATACCCGCAACTGATCCCGCTTCCACAGATTCTTACTGGGGCGTGAACAGAAGCGTAGACCCAACCCGTTTGGCCGGACTGCGTTACGATGCAACTTCCTATTCGATTGAAGAGGGCGTTGTAAACGCATTAGGTTTTGCAAACCGCGAAGGCGCAGACCCAGACACCTTAATTCTGAGTTTCCAAAGTTACACTGCACTGGAGAACGCACTGGGCGCTAAGGTTCAGTACGTCGATATCAAGCACGAGGAAGCTGCAATCGCATTCGAAGGAATCCGATTCCACAGTGCTTATGGGTACGTTACGGTTTTCGCAGACCGTTCCGCAATCCCACAAACCGGACTCGCGCTGACTATGGACACTTGGAAATTGCGTTCGCTTGGAAAAGCGCCGCACATTCTGACCTATGGTCTTGAGGGGCTAGAAGGCCTCCGCGTTGGAAATTCTGACGCGCTCGAAGTCCGCGTGGGAGCGTACTATAACTGGGTTTGTAATGCACCGGGCTACAACCTTCGGGTTGCTTTGTCCGCATAATTACAAAAAACAGAGTAAAAAGAGCAAAGAACGAAGTACCCCGGTTGCGAAAGCTTCCGGGGTATTTTTTGGCCCAATTACACATAGTTGTAGGCCAAGGCTGTCCTTGGAATACTTCCCGCGCAGGTCGTGCCTACCTGTTTGCTGGGTTTAATAAAGGCACAACAAGGACAACACATGGCTAATAGAAGTTGGCTTTCCAATAAAATGTACCAAATGGAAGCATACCCAGTGCTTCTTACTTGCAACTTCGTAGTTGATTCAACTAACGGAAACGGCTTAGGAATTAGGTCTTTAAAAGGCGGGGCAGTACAATCCGTATATATGAGAACAAGCGCAACCCCAGCAACTGGAAATCCAAACCCAGAAACTGGCGTCATCATGGTTACTTTACAAGACAATTACAGCCGAAACATAATGGGTCTTAGCGCAATCGTTTCTAAAACGGATGGTTCTTCGCAAACTTCTACAACTGCGGGGCGTGCTTCCGTAATTGTTTCTTTGGGAACTGCCACAACTGCGCAATGGGTAGCGCGCGGCCTTCCAGTTGGTGTAACGCCAGCTGTTGGCGTTTGCTTTGTTGCTACAACTTCTGGCGTAATTGGTGGGAGCGCCGCAGTTCAAAGGCCACAAGCTTCTGGCGTAATGGCTATTGAAGGTTGCGGAAATTCAAACCTTTCTTTAACTAGGGCAAATAGCATGGTTAATGGTGGGGGAGTTTTAGTTTTACAATGTTTAGATTCTACTGGCGCAAGGGTAGCACCCGCTGATGGTTGCGTAATTGCACTAGGGTTTTACCTTTCCAATAGTTCGGTAACTGTCCAAGGGCAGTAACTTACAAGTAGGGGCGCCTGGGAATTGTGTCTCCGCAGGCGCTCCTTTATTTAAGGGTTAATATGCCAACACCTTTTGCACCTAACCCACAACAAACATTTTTACAGCAAGGCAACAAACAAGTTTTGCTAAGTTGGAATATTGTTCCGGGCGCAACTATTTCTTATAGGGTTTACCGCAATACAACCGGCATTATTCCAACCGGCGGAATTTCAGACCCAAGTTTAATTGCCACAGTAACCGATAATAAATATTTAGACACTTCTGTCACACAAAACATTCAATACTGGTATTGGGTAAGCACAGTTCAAACTGTTACTTTACCAACGCCGGGCACATATGAAAGCGGGCTAACTTCACCCACGCCTGCTTCAATTATTCCTGTAATTGCCGGCTACATGAGCCTTCAACAATTAAGAACGTTAGCCCAACAAAAGTCAGACAGGGTAAATTCAAATTTTGTAACGCTTCCGGAATGGAATAGTTTTATTAACCTAGCAGCTGACGAATTGTACGACCTTATCACGACTGTTTATGAAGATTACCAAGTTGAAGGTCCGGTATTTTTTACAACAAATGGCAGTCAACAAAGTTACCCATTACCCGATGGCATTACGGTTTTTCAAGACAAGCAAGGTAACAATATTGTTCCGCCACCACTTTACAAATTAGCCGGCGTTGACCTTGGTTTAAACAATGCGCCCAATGGATTTGTGACGATTCAGAAGTATAACCTGATAGACAGAAACAGGTACGTCTTCCCAAATACGGCCAGTACAATTTACGGCGTGTTCGGAATGCAGTACCGTGTAATTGGAAATACCATTCGTTTCATTCCAACACCTTCTAGCTTACAACCAATTGGTTTGTGGTATGTGCCAAGAAGAAGGCAACTTGTTTTAGAAACAGACACAACTGATGGGTACAACGGTTGGACGAATTACATTATTGCCCGCGCAGCTAAATACGCTTTGGACAAAGAAGAAAGCGATAGCAGCAAACTAGACGCAGAAATTATTTATTTAAAACAAAGAATAGAAGAATCCGCACCGAACAGGGATGAAGGCCAAGCCGACACCGTTTCGGACGGTAGAATGGCCTCTGGCTTCGGCCCCGACGGGGGTGGGGGCTGGCAGGGGCCGTTCGGAACTGGTTGGTAATGCAATTACCTATTAACTTACCACAAAGCTTGCAGACTACGCGTTGGAAGGCAATTCTTGACCAAACCATTGCGCAAGTTACTGACTTGCAAGACCAGTTAAAAAACATAAACGGCAGCACAACCCCTTCTTCTGTTCCGACGGGTTCGGTGGTTATGTTTGCTGGCAGTTCAGCGCCCGACGGTTGGTTATTTTGCGATGGCTCTACTTACGATTCTGTGGCTAATACGCAGTATGCTGCCTTGTACACTGCAATCGGCACAACTTATGGGGGTACAGGCGCATCAAGTTTTAACGTGCCAGATTGTAGGGGTATTTTTGTAAGGGGTGTTGGTTCTCAAACTATATCGGGCCAAACATACAGTGGTACCATAGGCACAAAACAAGTAGATAATTTAGAATCGCATAACCACGGGGGGGCAACTGGGGCTAGCACGGTACCTGCACAACAAGGCAGTTTTGCCGTAGGGCCTGGACAAAATACTTTGCCAGGCGCATCTGTCGGAGCAGTTACATTAACCAATTCTTCGCATTCGCATTCAATTTCTAGCAGCGGAACCGGAACTGAAACGTACCCCGCAAACATTGCGTTAAATTACATAATCAAAACATAGGAAAAAAATATGGCTACACCTAACATGAATTTAACCCTACCAATTGTAAACGTTACACCAGGGCCACAATACGCAAATCAAGAAGTAAGCTGTTTTACTTTAATCGACGAACACGACCATACCGCTAATAAAGGCGTTGCAATTCCTACTAACGGGTTAAATATTAATGGTAACTTGCCCATGAATAATTTTGGGCTTACCGATACAAGCCGTGTTACTTTTACACCCCAACTTTCAACGCCAACAAACCAAAGCGTTTATGTTTCTGGCGTAGACCTTTATTATGTTGATGGCGGCGGCAACAATGTAAGAATTACACAAAGCGGTTCTGTTACCGGTGCCACTGGAACAATTACAGGTTTACCTTCTACACCGCCAAAAAGTGCAAGTGCCGCGTTCGTAGACGCTGACAATAGTTTTAAATTTCAAAGCGACAGCAACGTTGCCGCAATTATAGACTGCCGTGATTTGTGGTTAAGAAATTCCACGGCGTCTTCATACAAAATGGTTGTTTCTGTACCAAGCCTTGGTGCCGATACAAGCATTGTGCTGCCTGCCCGCCCCGGAAGCACCAGCATTTTAACCATGGATTCTACTGGAAACATGGTTGCAAATTACATTGTAGATAATTCAACTATTGAAGTATCTAGTAATACCCTACAAGTAAAAACAATTACCGCTTCAAACATTGCCAATGCAACTATTACACAAACGCAAATGGCAAATAATAGCATTGGAACTAGCCAAATTATTAATGCCAATGTTACACGCGCAAAATTAGCGGCGGTGGGCCAACAAATTAGTAGTAGTTCTGGAACTTTTACCACAACAAACGCTTCCGCAACTGACGTTACAAATTTAACCGTCACAATTACCACAACCGGAAGGCCGGTAATGCTTATGTTACTTGGCGGAACATTAAGAATTACTGGAACAAGCGGAACCGAATGGGCAACTGTTGGCCTTATTCGCGATGTTGTTAATACAGTTACCGCTTACACGTTTGGGTTAAATGATATTCGACTTCCAGCAAGTAGCGTAAATGCCGTGGACGTTATTGCCGCTGGAACGTACACGTACAAAGTTACTTTACAAACAATACTCAGCTGCCCTGCTTCTGTAATTGGTGCTACACTTTTAGCTTACGAATTATAATGGCGTTACAAAAACAACAAATAGCAGTTAATTTTTCGCAAGGGTTAGATACAAAAAGTGACCCGTGGCAAGTTCCCATTGGTAATTTTTTAGAACTGCAAAATTCTGTTTTTAATAAAAATGGGCTTTTGCAAAAAAGAAATGGCTATGGGCAGGTGGGAAGCTTAACCGATGAAACTGTTACCGGTATTGCAACTTTTAAAGGCGGTTTAACCGCGCTTGGTAAAAACATTTATGCCTACAACCCCAGCAACCAAAACTTTGTAAACAAGGGCAGAATACAACCACTAAGTTTAAATGTTTCTTCGCTGGTAAATAACAGCCTAAACCAAACCCAATGCGATGCTGCCTTCAGCCCCAATGGATTAGTTTGTGTTGTTTATTCTGAATTAAACGGCGGAACAACCACCTACAAATACAGCGTATTAAACGTAGAAACCACACAAAATTTAATATCGCCAACAGCGCTTACCGGTGCGGGCACGCCCGTGGCTGCGCCTAGGGTTTTTTGTTTAGGAAATAATTTTATTATTTTGTTTCCTGTGCAAGTAGGCGGTTCTTATTATTTGCAATACATAGCGGTTAATTCAATTAGTTTAATTGCAAATTCAGCCGTAACAATAGAAACAAGTTTAGCCTACGCTACAACCATTTCTTTTGATGGAATTGTTTTAAATTCCGACCTGCACATAGCATGGGCAAGAACCGGTTCTAATGTTTATTGCACAAGGCTTAAAAGTAATTTGTCTCTTACTTCACCAACCTTGGTAACCGCAAATGCAGCAACTATTATTAGTAGCAGTACCGATGGCAACAGCATATTTGTAACAACATACAATTTGCCTACGACTTCGGGGCAAGTGGTTACATTAAACCCAAACACGCAAAACGTTACGGCAAGTGCAACATGGGTTAGTTCTGGAACGTTGTTAAATTTGGCAACCGTTTCAAAAAGCAATGTGTGTACAATTATTTCTGAAGTAAGCAACACTTATTCATATTCGCCAAACCCACAAACAAACTATTTAAACATAGTAAGCGCAACCTTAAATCCAGCACTTGGAACTATTACGGTTGGTTCTTCTACTGTGTTAAAACGTTCTGTCGGGCTTGCTTCAAAAGCCTTTATTTGTAACGACACAACATACGTTTTAACGGTTTACAGTTCCAACAATCAGCCAACATATTTTTTATTAGACACAACCGGAAATGTTGTTTTACGTTTGGCTTACCAAAACGCCCGTGGCTATTTAACAACAGGTTTACCAAGTGTTTATGTGAATGGAACAGCCGCAAGTTTTCCTTACTTATTTAAAAACGTAATACAGTCGGCAAACAAAGAAACCAACGTTAATGCTAATACGCAAACATCACAAATTTACACACAAACAGGCGTAAATTTAGCGCAAGTAAATTTAGGCGAACAAAAAGTAAATACAACAGAAATTGGAAACAACTTAAATATTAGTGGTGGTTTGTTATGGGGTTATGATGGCGTTTCTGCAACTGAAAATAATTTTTTCTTGTACCCTGATTATGTAACATGCGCATGGTCTTCTACCGGTGGTAGCATGTCGGCACCTGCGGCCACACAAAATACATATTTTTACCAAGTAACTTATGAATGGTCAGATAACCAAGGTAACATTTTTAGAAGTGCCCCAAGCGTTCCTGTTGCCGTACAAACAACTGGCGCTACTAGCACTGGGTCTGTAACAATAAATGTTCCGAATTTGCGCCTTACTTACAAAACAAATGTAAAAGTGGTCATTTACCGGTGGGGCGTAAACCAACAAAACTATTACCAAGTAACCAGTTTAACTGCGCCAATTATAAGCAGCACAGCAACTGATTCAATAACCGCATTTGTGGACACACAAGCAGACAGCACAATTCTTGGTAATAATTTGTTGTACACCACAGGAAATGTAATAGAAAACATTGGCACTTCGGCTTGCACAAGCCTTACCTTGTTTGATAACCGTTTATGGTTTGTTGATTCCGAAAATAAAAACGTGTTGTGGTATTCCAAACAAGTAATTCAAAACACGCCCGTAGAAATGTCTGACCTTTTTACAATTTACGTTTCGCCAACACAAAGTGCGCAAGGCGCTACTGGAACTGTTCGGGCCTTAGCACCCATGGACGACAAATTATGCATTTTTAAACGCGATGCCATTTACTATTTAAACGGAACCGGGCCAGACGCAACCGGTGCCGGAACACAATATTCAGAACCAATTTTTATTACCTCTACCATTGGTTGTGAAAACCAAGAGAGTATTGTGTTTATTCCAAATGGGCTAATGTTTCAAAGCGACAAAGGCATTTGGTTATTGGGTAGGGATTTAAGCACTACTTACATTGGTGCGCCCGTTGAACTGTTCACAACTGGTGCAATGGTTGTTTCTGCAACGGCAATACCTGGCACAAACCAAGTTCGTTTCCTTATGGATTCTGGCATTACCTTAATGTACGACTACTTTTACAACCAATGGGGAACTTTTACTAATGTGCCCGGCATTTCTGCAACTTTGTATGAAAACCTGCACACTTATTTATTTAAACTAATTAGTAACCAACAAACTATTATAAGAATTTACCAAGAAACCCCCGGTAAATATTTAGACGGCGGTCACCCTGTTTTAATGCATTTTAAAACCAACTGGTTTGCTTTGGTCGGTATTCAAGGTTTTCAGCGGGTGTATTTCTTGTTTTTATTAGGCCGCTACATAAGCCCGCACCGGTTGGTTATTGGAACTTCATATAATTTTAATTCCAGCATTGTTGGGCAAACAATTATTACGCCAAATAACTACAATTTGCCTATGGGCGGTAACATTACTTTTGGCCAAACCATTACGTGGGGCGGCGTAACGAACGTGGAAAAATGGCGCATTTTGCTAGAACAGCAAAAGTGCGATTCCGTGCAATTTACGATAACAGAACAATTTGACCCAGCTTATGGCGCTGTGGCCGGTGAAGGTTTGACGCTTTCAGGTATGAACCTGGTTGTAGGCATTAAGAAAGGTTACGGGCCTGTAAGCCAATTCGATACAGTTGGTTAATATGGATATAAGAATATTAAACAAACGAACTGAAATAGAAACGGTAAACAAATGGTTGCCGTTTCCACTAAAAGCGTCAGATTTACCGGGGCATACTTTTTGTGCCGCCGTTAATAATGAAATTGTAGCTTTTGCAGGTTTAAGGTTAATGGAAGGCGAATTATGTTGTATTGATTCTGTTGCCAGCAACCAAACCTTTGAAAGCAGTGTAAGGCACGAAGCATTAGAAAAGTTGGCCAAAACGCTGTTAGACTTAGCAAGAAACCTTGGGTTTAAAAGGGTAATTGCATTTACGGAAGAACCCTGCATTCTAAAACGTGCTGATAATTTAGGTTTTAGGGTTTCTAACCAAACTATTTTAGCAAAGGAGTTATAAAATGGGTTTCGTTGGCGATTTATTTAATAGTAGTTCTGGTATGGGTTGGCGCGCAGAAGGCGTACCCGGAATGGGTTCGTACCAACAAACCGTAAGCAATTTAGACTTAGGTTTGGGGCAAGCACAAAGCCAACAGGAATTACAAAGGCAACGTGATTTTACTGCCGCGCTAGCTGCGCAAACACCTGGTGCTATTGCAAACCAACAATTAGTTGCTGGCCAATTAGCACAACAGGCACAAGGGCTGGGCCCAAGTGTGGCGCAAGCACAACTAGCACAAGCAACAGGGCAAAACGTTGCAAACCAAGCATCGCTTATGGCTGGCCAACGTGGTGCTTCTGCTAATGTTGGCTTGGCCGGCAGGCAAGCGGCCTTAGCTGGCATGGGGGCGCAGCAACAGGCAGCCGGTCAAGCAGCAATTTTAAGGGCTGGGGAACAGCAATCAGCACAACAGGCGTTGGCTGGTTTGGCTGGACAACAGTTAGGGCAAGTTGCACAAGCTGGTACAACTGGTTTGCAAGCGGCACAACAGCAACAGCAAATGGCGTTACAAGCAGCCACCCAAGCTAATGCGCAAAAAATTGCCATGCAAAGTAATATCAATGCTGCAAACGCGGCTATTGCCCAACAAACAGCACAAGGCCAAGCAGGAATGTTTGGAAAAATACTTGGTGGCGCTGGCGCTTTGGCTGGTATGCCCATGGCCGCCGGGGGCGAAGTTCCTTCCTACGGCGAATATTTTTCTAAATTTAAATCTGGAATTGATGGCAGTAGCGGCGTTGATGCTAATACCAACATTCGTGCCCCGCTAGGAAGCCTAAGCGATTACGACAAAGCACCCACAAAAAAAGAACAAACAAAAGAAGAACCTAAGCCTTATGGGCAAGCTGCTTATGACCGCGCTAATTTAGGGGTCAACATGCAAATGCCTGGCGCACCACAAATGCCAATGGCAGCACCACGAGTTGCCTTGCCGGTTCAAACACAAATGCCAACCATGATAAACCCGTTGGTAAACCCACAAGCAATAGGTGCTTTTACGCCTGGGTTTGCTGAAGGTGGAACTGTGCCGGCCATGCTTTCGCCAGGCGAACGTTATTTACCGCCGCAAGAAGTTGAAAAAGTAAAAGAAGGAAAAAAGGAACCCGTCGAAGCTGGTAAAAAAATACCTGGCAAGGCAAGGGTTTCTGGAGACAGTTTAAAAAATGATACTGTTCCAGCCACGCTTGAAGAAGGCGGAATAGTAATACCAAGAAGTGTAATGCAATCAAAAGACCCGGCAGAAAAGGCGCGGGAATTTGTAGCGGCTGTTTTGGCAAAACAACGCAAAAGGAAATAATATGCTACAAGATTTGTACAGCGGTTTTAAAAAAGTTGCCGAAGATAATGCTTCCGCCACGTTAGAACATGAAAACGGGCATAAAATAAATATTGCAAAAAATGGCTTAAACAGAAAACAGCTTAAACAACTTGGTAGTTTGCCTTTGCATCAAGCAAGTGGAAGCGAAAAATTAGTACAAGACCCTGTTGCAAAATTAAACGAAGAAATGCTTGGCACAAAAGAACAGGGTGCCATTCCGCAAGAAAGTACCATGGGGCAATACACTGAACGCCCTGTACAGGCAGAACCCACACAACAGGGCGAAACAGCAAAAAATGTGGGTGTAGTAATGGGCCAAGTTTTACAGCCTGTTATGGCTGGCGTTGCAAATGCGGCAAAACAAGTAGTTGAAGGCGCAGTTGATACTTTAAAAACGCCCTTGCGAATGGGCGAAGCAGCTGCAAACGTATTTGGCCCCGTAGGTGCCGGTGTTATTCAAGGTTACACAGGAAAAAGAACCGAATACACGCCCACAACAGAAAGAAACCAACCACCCATGCCACAGGCTGGGTTAATGAAACCACCAGTTGAACCTGATTTTACAGCCGCGCAACCAGTAACGCCCGAATTACAAGCAGCACAGGAAGAACAACAGCAAAAATTATTACAAGCCGAACAACTTGCTGGCGACCAACAATTTGAGCAGGGGTTAGCTGCACCAACAGCCGCACAACAATCACAGCGTGGTGTAACAGCGGCACAGCCGGGGCAGTCCATTCCTGGCGCTGTTACCGGCGCGCCTACTGCACCCTTAGCGCCTGCCCCATTACCTTCACCACTTCGTGACCAAAAAGAAGTTATGTTTGATGCAAAACTGCCCACTTCCGAACGTATGGCAGCTGCACAAAATGTATTGAATGACATTACAAAAAGAATTTCTACGGCAGAAGAAGATTTTAGAAACAAATTAATGTCAGAAGACATTAACCCAGACAGGGTTTTTGAAAACATGTCTACCGGCAGAAAAATTAGAACTATTTTGGGTGTTTTATTAGCAGGTGCCGGCTCTGGTTTGGCAGGCGGGGAAAACTTAGCGCTTACTATGTTGAACCGTGAAATAGAACGGGATGTTGAAGCCCAAAAGTTAAACAAAGAAAAAAAGTTCAATTTGTTTAAAATGCACCTTGAAACTTTAGGAAATGAAAGGGCTGCAACATTACAAACAATGAACAACATGCGCGACATTGCCGATATGCGCATAAAAGAAATTGCACAAAATTTAGACCCAAAAAACATACAAGCAAAATCGGCATTGGAAGCGGCTATTGCTAAAAACCAATTAGAAAAAAGAAAAGCCCACGAAGAAATGGCTACATTAGAAATGGATAGGCTTTGGAAAGAACAAAATAAACTTGCTTCCCAAGGCGTTGGCCAAACTGGCCGTGGCTATGAACCAAAAGAATACAGGGAGCGTGGCTTTGATGTTGTTATTCCCGCAGAAGGCGGAAAATTGGTAACTAGAAGGCTTTTTGCAACCAATGCTAGTGAAGCAGCAAAAGCAAAAGAAAAAAGTGCCGCAATCGAAAATGTTAGGGAAACTTACAACAGAATCGTTAGGTTTAACCTAACAAAAGGGCGCGCATTTGGTCCAGCCGAAAGCGGCGAAGCAGAAACTTTAAATGAACAAATGGGAATTGCTTTAGCTGGTTTGGCCACAAGTGGTGTTAATGAAAAAACCATAAAAGCCATGGGCGGTTTGGCACCAAAAGCCGGTGCTTGGAAACAAAGCAAACAAGCAGCAAAAAATATTGAATTTAATCGGTACATAAATGCACAAACCGAACAACTTGTAAGGCAATTTAGACAATAAAATGGATGAATTTAATAAATTAGTAAGTGTTGTCGGGCCAAGCGGCATACAAGAAGTGTATGAAAGCGATTTACCTGGCCTAGAACAGGCGGGGTATCGAAGGGCAACCGAACAAGAAGTAAAAGTAAATACTTTACCGCAACAGGCTTTGGGGGTTGGCGAAGCTGTTGGCCGTGGTTTTTTTGGCCCTGCTTTTACCGCCGCAGAAAAATATTTATTAGGCGTAGATGAAAAAGACATTGTAAGCCGTGAAGAAAACCTTGGCGCAGTAGCAACTGGCGTTGAAATAGGAAGTATGGTTTTGCCTGGAATGGCATTAAACCGGGTTGCTTCGCTTGCAGCAAAAGGTTTAGAAGCCACAAAAACAGCACAACGTTTAGCTGCGGCTGCACGCTTTACACAAACCGGTTTGGCAGAGGGCCTTGCAAACGTAGCAAGCAAAAATATTGAAGGCAAAATTGCCAAAATGGCATTGCATTACGGTATTGATAATGCCGCTTTCAGCGTATTTGATGACGTTGACAAAATGCTGCTTTCTAGCGAACCAAAGGACGCTATTGATACAACCAATGGAATGGTTTTAAACGCCGGCCTTAGTTTTTTAGTAGGCGCTGGCGGGGGCGCTAGCGTAGGTAAAATTAGCGAATTGTGGAAAGCAAGAAGGGCACCAAAATTAAAAGGCGCATTAGACGCCGCTAAGGCCGTTGCAGAAGAAGGCGGGGAAGCGGCAGTAAAGCCCGGCGGAATGCCTGGCCAAATGGCTGAAGAAGCTTTAGACGAAGCAGCCCAAGCAGCTGGTGCAACACCAGGTGCAACTACTGCACAGGAAGCGGCTGAAGCAGCGGCTAAGGCAGCACCAAAGCCCGCCGAATCAATAAGTGATTTAGACAAAGAATTATTAAATTACGTTCCTGAACAACCAGAATTTAAAAAAGAAAATAGAAGAAGTATTGAAGAAGCATTGGGGCGTTTGGAAGACTTGGAATACGTGCCCCATGCCGGCGAACTTCGCGCACAGGAAAGCGCCGAAGCAAAACGAGTTTTGGACGTTGCTGAATTGCGGCCAGATAATGTGGGAAAAAAATTAAGAAACCACAAAATGCGTTTAAAGGCGCACTTAACCGAAAAACTTAATAAAGTTGTAGATTTTTTTAACCCAAAAGCTACCGGCGAAATGGTAGATACGGCAAAAGAAGTGGTCGAAGGTTTTGCTAAAAACTACGAAACAGAATACGAAACCTTAAAGGAAGGTTTTAAGGCTTTTGATAAGGTAGGCGCTAACCCGGTAAGTGCTACACAAAAAATATTGGGTGTTATTGAAGAATCGGTGCCTGGCGCAAGCGAATACATAAAAGCCGGTGAAGATGGAAAATTAAAACTTGTTCCTTATGACATTGAACAAAAATGGACAGAAGAAACCAGGAAGCAAGTTGAAAAACTAATAAAAATTTTAAATAAGGGTAAACAAACCATTGGTGGTTTGGAAAATGCGCGAAAAAACATTCGCGATGCAATGTTAAGTAAAACAGAAGTTGGTTCAAAGGGCCGAAAAGAACTTAACGATATAGTCAGCAAAATGTTTGGCTACATTGAAGAAGAAGCCGAACTTGCAGCGCCAGACATAAAAACACGTGACACATTTAAACGTTACGGCCAAAACGAAAGAAAAAGGGAAATTTTTGAAAAAATAATCGGTGGTGACATTTACGGTAAGGACATTACCGAAAAACAAATTAAATACCAAAACGTAATAAACAGTATTTTTAGAAACGATGTCACCATTGAAAATGCCAAAAATGTATTAACACCGGAACAATACAAACAAGCACTTGGTGAATGGTTAAAAAGCGGTTTAATGAAAGCTGCTGACAAACAGGAAAAAACTTTTAGCAGTAGAAAATTCGCAACGTGGCTAAAACAAAATGGTCCCGAATTAAAAATAGCTTTTACTGGCAACGAAAAAATGTTGCAAAGAATTGAAGACCTTACAGAAGTAATGAAGGTTATTCCCGATCACATTTCTGCCAACCCTTCTGCTACCGCGCCAACAGCTGCGGAAATGCTAAAACAATTAGTTGGAATACGTGGTTTAATGGATGTTGGAAATTTGGCAAGCGCTATTGGGCAAAAAACCATGGGCGTTATTGAAGACCAATTAAACAAGGCAGAATTAAATGCTGTGTTTAAGGGAAAAGAAACAAAAGCCGGCCTTGGAATGTACCGGTTTTTTGAAAGCAAATTAAATGTAAGCCCAGAAGCATTTCAGGCAATGCAAGATTACATGGCAGGCGCTGCACAAGGCGCATATTTATTTAGCAGGGCAACAAAAGCAGTATTTGACGCAACAGAAAAAGAACCAGTAAAACCAGCCGAAGAAAAAAAGTTAGTTACGCTAGACAAAGAAATGAAAAGTTACGCAACCAACCCTAACAAAATGTTGGAACTAGGCGGTGAAGTTGGCTATTACATGCCGGAACAAGCAACTAGCATTGGTTTAACTGTTGGGCGGGTAGCAGGTTATTTAGCTACCAAAAGGCCCGGAATAAAACAAAGTTCACCATTTTCAAAACCAACAGAACCAACAAAAGCACAAATGTCTAGCTATTACCGAACGCTACAAATAGCAGAAAACCCGTTAGTTGTTTTAAATAAAATAAAAACTGGTTCACTGCAAAGCAGCGACGTTGCTGACTTAAAAGCCATGTACCCGGAAGTGTATAACAAAATGCTTATACAGCTTACTGATTCCGTTCTTGACGCAAACCAAGAAAGTAAAACAGTTCCTTTTAAGGTTAAAAAAAGTTTAAGTTTATTTGTAGGTGCGCCACTTGAAACCAGTTTGCAGCCACAAGCAATACAAGCGGCGCAAGCAACGTACCAGCAACAAGGGCAACAAGCGCAAGGTGCGTTACCACAAATGGCGCCCAAAAGTTCAAGAAAAAGTCAGCTACCAAGCATTACACAAACTGATCAGCAACGCAGAATGCTTGAACGGTAATTGGCCCGTTTAAACAATATTAGCAGTAGGCCCACAAGGCCCTAACCTACAAGGACGGCTCTAAATGTCATCACGCCCATTATTAAAACCACAACAAGTAATGACCAATGCGGTGGCCAACCAAAACCGCACAAGTTTAGTTACGAATATCAATATGGTTTCGATGATTTCCTATACCGTATTCTGGGAAGCTAACGTAACCGGAACTTTTTCGGTTCAGGTTTGTAACGACTATGTCGCTCCCGTGGGCGTACAAAATTATGATTTAGATAATGGTCATTGGGTACCCCTTATTCTTACCACTCCCGTAACGGCGACGGGTACGGCGGATAGCGCTTTAATAGATATCGTTCTTACTGCTCCGGCATATATAAGGCTCGTTTTTACGGATACTTCTGGGGGAACGGGAAGCGGTACTATTAATTCCTGGCTTTCTGGGAAGGTGTCATAATGCCTATTTATTCAAAATACACCGGCGTAGGCGGGGGAACTAGTTACACTTTTGTTGGCACTGCACCAATTACAGTAACGGACGTAGCCGGAACCGTTACCACTTCCATGACGCAATCTAGTTCTAGCGTTAATGGTTGGCTTAGTTCTACCGACTGGACAACTTTTAACTCAAAACAATCCGCTCTAACTTTCGGAAATTTAACTGAAACCGGAAGTTCTGTTTTGACCATTACCGGGGGCACTGGAGCGGTTATTGGTTCTGGCACGACTATTCAAATGTCACAAGCCGGGGCTGGCACTTCTGGTTATTTATCCTCTACCGACTGGAATACTTTTAATTCAAAACAACCCGCAGGAAGTTACGCAAATACTGATTTAGGGAATTTAGTTGGTCCTACTGCAATCAACCAAAACCTTCTTTTTGTTTCCGACAATTCTTTTACCATCGGAGCAAACACCACTTCTAGACCATCTGGTGTAAATGTTGCGACTTACGTAAATAGTCCGCTTTATAGAGCGGTAGACGACACGTCAAACCCAGCGCTTCGTGATGTGGTTGTTCGTGGCGGAGACATGTCTACTGGAAACAAAAGCGGTGGGCAGCTAACTTTGAGGGGTGGTAGCCCAGTAGGTACTGGCACTGCCGGTGCAATTGTAATCGCTACTAACGGCACGCCAAGAATTACAATTGATGCTACTGGATTAATTAACTTCCCCGATTTAAGCGCGTCACAAATTCTTGCAACTGACGCCTCAAAAAACCTACAAACGCTTACTACTGCAACTTATCCGTCTTTAACTGAACTAAGTTATGTAAAAGGCGTTACAAGCGCCATTCAAACTCAGCTAGATAGTAAACAACCAACTTTACCGTCTCAAACTGGAAATGCAGATGAAGTTTTAGTCACTGATGGCTCTGCTTTATCTTGGCAATATGCTGGTTTGGGCTCAGGTGGGTTTGGCACAAATAACGTATTTTTAGGAAGAGGAAAACCTTCCGGCCTTACTACTGGTTCAAGCCTAACTTTAATTGGTCAACAATCCGGTAATGCTTTAACTTCTGGCGCAGATAACGTAGCCATAGGTTACCAATCTTCAAACACAATAACTACGGTTTCAAATATTGTTAGCGTTGGTTCAACCTCCATCGTTGGTG